CTTTTTAAAACATAACTAAACAAAAAGCGCCTCTATAACGATGCCCAAGCCTCGAATGCGCTCACGGTTTCCCTCACAGGTGGAATGTAGTTTCCCTCTCCTTTCTCTCTCAATGCGGCCAAGATTTCCATACCTAGTTTCACTCCTGCCAAGAACAGCGCCCTGAACTCCAAAGGGGCTGGGGGTGGGAGGTTTCGACCCTCTCTTTCAAGCGGCGCAGTCGCACCATCACTGAGAGTAAATGGTCCTCCCAATCTCCTCCATCTAGGGCTACCCGTAAGACTCTCCACCTTCGAATTACCCTGCTGCACGATCCGCTCCTTGGTCTCTGCAGTAATGAATCCTCTCATAGTCGGAGCGAAGGCCCTCCCCCTCGCAGTGACAAGCAGGACACTCTCCCAGAAGACGACTCTATTGGTTACGTGCATGAGATGAGCAAGAGTAGCTCTGTCGAGGTTCTCATCTGCAAACTCTGGTCCATCCGCGTGAAGCTGCGCGATAACAGTATTTGTAAAGGCCCTAAGACGTATGTGGGTCGAGGCAATATCTTCAGTAAATCTCTCATCAAGTCCTGCTTCATGAATGGTTGTCAGTGCCTTCAATGGGAGCTCGACGTCCGTCCAGGGATGTGGTAAGACAGATGAAGCATACTCTCTCAGGCTCACAGAGCTCCGGCTGTCGGAGATTATCCGCTGGTTGTGAGTTGCTACGTCATAGCAAACACCTCTGATGTGTTTAGGAGCAGATAAGTGATGATCGATCGCGACATACGAGTTTACCGGGTACTGACAGACGAGGTAGCACTCATGGCTGCAATGACTGTCCGTCAGAGTCAGTAGATGGCAATACTTGGAGTACTTGCGGGCTTGACCTACTATCCAAGCAAGAGTTTCTGGGATGTCAGAGAAGACTTTTTGGATCATCACTGAGGCCGGATCTCCGGCTTCAACCCAGATCTCGAGAACCCCAGCCCAGAGCTCTTTGGCCACGGAGGCTCTTTCTGGTCCAAAGGGCAGGCTGACATCACTCTTGACGATGTTGTAGTGGGAGACTTCCTTCTTGATGAGGTTTCGGATATGGGGCTTCGTGAGGTCACCTCCTTCCAGAGTCTGTGTGCGACACCTCACACGGGGGTGTGTTCCAAGAACGCCCTTCCAACTCTGGCGAACGCGGAGGGCTAAGGGGTTAGAGACATATGAGACAACGTCGGTGTTCAGTGAGTCCCAGACTACGATTGAAGACTGGAAATGGTCAGCGATCCACCTCGAGTCTCCTCCGTCCCCATCCCCCAAGCACGCTATGTTAAGGGGAGATTTCTTCCATCCGACCAGAATCCCTAGGGCCTCCATGATGCGTGCGGTCTTTACCCAGGCACTGGTCGTGAATCCATAAGCCCTCCCAAGATGAGTGAAGTCCAGATGCACACCTCGATAATCATCTGCTGCGGGCTCCTCGGCTTCCGGTCCCCAATCCATCAGACCAGTCTTTATCTCCCATACCTTTTCGATGCCTGGAGTTCCGACCAGCTTGACTCGTCGTGCAGGAGAACGAGTCACTACATGGCCTGGCTCTTCTTTCCCGCAGTAATCGTCCAGGTCTTCTGGAGTATCGAGCTCTCTGACCTCCTGATAGCAGCTTGCGAGGTCCCGGAATATCACAGTGACCGCTGTGTCGAGCTTATCCCTGTACTTATTCTCCTCAAAGAACAAGACGAAGAATCCTTCTTCATGATCAAGGATGTAACCCTTAAGCGTTTCCCAGCTCCAGTCTGATCCCTCTACCCATTTCTGCAGAAGCATGACATATTCAGGAGGAACCCTCTTTGCGATTGCCGCCTCATCAGGAAGCCAGTCGCTGTATACTTCTCCCACCATTTCGATCTCCTGATTACTCGGAGTGGTGGCGAAGTACACGCGAATATCTTCCACACTCCAGCTGGGAAATAGTGCTAGTACGAGGATAGTGAGAACAGTCTCTTCATGAGTCCCCCACTCTCCGTAGCCTCCTGACATCTGGAGAATCAAGTCCATAGGGTAAGTCGTAACATACCACAGTAGACGGGCTGTCCTCCTTCTCCCTATCAGAAGGTGAAGGGTGGAGCTCTTGACGTACTCGGCGACACAGATCACGGCGTCAGACACACGTATCTTATCAATCCCTCGAGTCGACAGATGCTTTCCGAGGAAAGAGCAGGCTGCCCCATAATCTCTGCAACTGTTTGCTCCGCTGTTGAAAGGGAGGCCAACCTGGGAGCAACATTCTGCGATCACTGCCTGGAGCTTTCCATGCCTGAGCAGCTGGTTGACACATGTTGCCCACGGGAGGATTCGGGGGTCCATGGTGGCATAACAGGCATGGATCTCTTTCATCTTATCAAGAGTCTTGTAGCTGAACGTGTAATCGATAACAGCCTCTCTGATGTAATCTATGATAATGTTTGGAGGAAGCTTCACCAGCTCAGAGCCTGTGATATCCCGCCCTCCCCCTCTCCTTCCCTTCATCATCATCATGTCCTGAAGCCTCTCCACAGTGGGGCGAATGACAGTGTAGCCCAGGGTCATCCTAGAGAAGTTAAGCAGAGTCGCTGAAAAGAACTCTCCTGCCACGACTAAACAAGACTCACGTTCTGTCTGCTCTGACACTCTATATACTTCCCGGACATCTCTCTCGCGGGAGTCATCTTCCATGGCCTGCTTGATTAGCTGATTGGCGTTTGCGATCAAGGTCCCATAATCGTCCGACAGGTCTGGGACACAACTGAAGATCTCCCGATCAGTCATGTAGGTGTTCTCTTCCAAGATCTCCGTGAAGCAGTCTTCACACGGGGGGATCGTGGCCTTGTAGACCCCGACATTCATCTCTGCGTTTGGTAGAAACCAGTTGAAGCAGAGAAGGACTGAGATATGGACGTAAAGGTGAAGGAAGTTGATCCTGTAGTTCTTAGAGTTGGCCCGCAAGTCCGAGTAAGTGTTGACCTGTCCTCTGACATGAGATAGAAGATTCTTCGTCATATTCGGAAGTATCCCTATCCGGAAACCTCTCGCTCCCAAGTGATGAGTCCTGGTCCCACTTTTCCTCTTGTTCGTGAGCTCCTCTAGCTCGGAGAGAGGGAGCTTAGTGTACTGCGCTAGCAGGTAGAGAATGATATCATAGAAGGTGAAAGAGCCCTCGGGCTTGTTCTCTTGGCTGTCAAGAATAGCCATCGTTGAAAGCATAAGGAGCTTCCTGATATTACCGACAACGACGTCCGGGTTGTCCATCTCAAGAGGAGCAGCGATGGTACCACTCGGGGTATGATGCCCAAGGAAGGCGTCTCCGGGTGTCTGCCAGAAATGCACACTCGGAAGATGAGGAGAGATCATACTCCCTGATTCCACTGAGTAGATGAAGCACTTGCCTACGTCTGGCTGGAGAGTTTCAGAATCCCTGAAAATGTACACCTGGTGTTGGGGAGGCGGGTAAGTGATGCCGTCTACAGGTTTCCCCCACCCCACATTCCGAAGCTCCTCAGCGTATCGGGTCGGGCACTCGAAGTCAGACGCATAGACACCAACCCTGGTCCCCGAGAATGTGGTCACGATAGCGGCGATCTGCTTGTCACGTTCTGTCCTTTCATACAACAGGCGCTTGCAGAGGGATCTGATCGACGCCCCCCCATTCTGCATTGAGTAGATGTGCTGGATGATGGTCTTTGCACTCGTGAACTTTTGGAGAAACTTCTCCTGGACAGCGCAGATGGTACACTCGTAAACAGCGTTGATGAGTTTGGGGTCTAAGCGATCACCAGAGTCAACCGCGGCAAGGAAACATCTCTTGAAATGCTCCACTTCGGAGTTGAACAGAGCTTTCACTGCAGGGTTCCGGGCCTTTCTTCTCAGGATATCCTTGAGTTTAGACCTGAGTGTTGCATTAGGGCTGGTGTGGCCGGCACGGGGAAGGGAATAGGGGTCTTCAACTAGAAGGTTCAGACACGACTTGGATGCCATCTTGTAATTCCCAACCTTCTCTAGTAGCATTCCCAAAGGAGGATAATATCTGAGGGCAAATAACACTATCCCTCCGAAGGCAGACACAAGATCCGACTCGGCTCTAACGTACATATTGTGGAGGTAGATGATCGGAAAGCCTCCTAGTGCCGACGGAGTCAGGAGAAGAGCCTGGAGCTGGAGATGAGTCAGGTTCTGATAAGGCGCCTCCCCTAGAATGTGGATTAGAGACCAGAACAATGCTACGATATACGGAGCAAGTACATTCACTCCATATCCTGCAGCACTATGCGCATTGCTAAATGCTGCACCCACGGAATCATCTGTCGTGAACATAAACGCATTATTTGCTCCATAAGTCTTCTGGATCTGTCGGAAGGAACTTGGGAGGGCAACATCCTGAACGAAGATCTTCTTCGAGAACACCAGTACATTTTCGGAGTAGTAGGAGTCCAGAGTCTTGATTGTATGCCCAAACTCGGCTAGACCGTCGATGGCCTTCTTCCTCCAGTGGGAGAGAACTTGAGGCTCTTGCCCGGGGGGAATGTCAGACGGAGGGATTTCAAACCTAACTCTGACGTCATCCCCCTTGATCAGAATATCGTAGTGGTGTCTACAATCCCTGAGAGCGTACCTTAGCTGATGAATGTACACGACCATCCATGTTCCTTGAAGTAACCCCTCGATGCCTCCATTCTGTCCATGGTAGTAAATGACTCTCCCTTTCTCTTTCGCATAGAAGATCGTGTATTCGAACGCTTCATGAAGGGTTGAGGGGAGAACAGATCCGAGCATTGCATCTATGACTTCATGCATGGGGGGTTCGACAGTCTCTTTCGTGAACGCATTGTTCCATCCCTCGGCGTCCAGGCAGATCGTGAATGCTCTCATCCCTCCTCCTAAGGTCTTCTTCTTAGAGAACGCATAGAGCTTCTTTGCAAGCTCGAGTTCTGTGAGAACCAACGCCTGGCTCGAACAGTATCTTCTGAGATATCTCTGCATGAATCGCAGTACGACCTGTGTAGTAGCCCTGCCTTTGTAGGTCATACAGCCAAACAGTCTCGCAACTGGCTTGAGTTCTTTCTCTTTAGGAACAAGCCTGATAGCAAACTGTTCCATGAACCTTTCGATATCTCCCTGATGCTTTTCGAATTCCTGGATGAACCCTACATGGTCCAGCTCCTCTGGGGATCCTAAGATGTACATCAGTAGCAGCTTTTCCTCCTTGACATCATGCGGACTATGTTTCCTTAGCTGCTTGATATAGGTGTTCCAAACTTTGCTCTGAGTGACGGAAGAAGCCGTATCCTTCAGATAGGGGAGTATGTTCTCAAGAGTGTCTAGCTCCTCAAAGGCGTGGATCTTAATCTCCACAAAGTCCTCAGTCGTGTACTGACCAAAGTGATTCAAGCTAGGGTCATCTATGTCTTTGTTCATGTTGAATGCAGCAGCGATCCTAGGAGAAACTGTCGGCGAGAGCTCGATCTTCGGAGGGTAGTGACCGTTTGTCGCAAAGTATTCCTTAATGAACTCTTTCTTCAGGGACTGGCAAGTGTATGCAACGGCCTCTGTCTTTATCACCCTTGGTCTCGTCGTCCTCTCATGCAACTTCTCCATCCCTGCCCTAGTGGACGTTATCGGATGACCCGACATCTTAGCTAGGCAGCTCAGCTCGGCCATCAACGGAGACGTAGAGCGCATCATCAGCTGTATGATCTCGTGTTCTTTGTCCACAGGGGGGTCTTTCACGTCAGAACAGGACTTTCTGATGTCCTCCAAGGTTGCAGTTATAAACTCGAGATTCGGCCCATCTTTCCACGTGTCGTGCCTCTCGATGAGAATAGCTGTACAAAGCGCCTCGATAGCACCTGCAACACTGAAGAAACTAGCTGGATATGCAATATGTCTCTTGTGAAGCGCCTTCAGAAAATCGACAGTAATCTCGTATGCATCCGCCTCGATGTAGGTGGAACTAGATAACCAAGAGAAGAGCAGGACAGAGAGATGATCTGCAGCCTTGTTCCAAAGCTCAGGGAGGACATTGATCGGAAGAACGTAAGAAGTTCCGCTGACGACTAGGACGGCAAGGTCTCCAGCCCACCATGCCTTAAGATTCATTTTTGGAATTTCCTTATAGTTCGTCTTGAACTCAAGAATCTGCTTGATGCGGAGCTCGACTGCTTCAGGTCTCCTAGTGTGCTCCGGAATTTGACCTAAAGGGATCTGATCGACGAGTTCTTTAAGTTCGTAGAAGGCGTCGACGAAGTTTGTGATCTCATGGGGAGGGGCCGTCATCGTCGAGAGAAGCTGGTTCTTCTTCTCCTCATATTGGACCTTGCATGAGCCTGACAATGATGCCATGTTATGTTCCATCTGTATCTTGATGTTGTCATGGGCTTGCCTGAAGATCGTCTTTAGCCTGGAGCTTGTCTTCTTGGAGCTAGGACCCGAGTGAGGTCTCTGGAAAATTGACTGCATTACAAGGGGAAGAAAGGATGAATCGGTCTTAGAACGGGCGAGGTTAGGGATGTCTGGTGTCCTCAAGAGGAGCTCGTACTTAGGATCAGGATGAATCTCGGTCCCGAGACCTTTGGCTATTGACCGAGCTTTGACATAGATCCGAAAGTTGTCCACGATATCCTCCTTAAGAGCAACGTCGAGCTTTCGAGAATTAGTGAATTCGTCGTAGGGGTCTTTCTTGGGGGGCCTTACTGGGGGAACGTATCCGGGCAACTTGGCGCGAAGGAATGGTGGTATAGGATCGTAATCCATGGTTGGGTTTCTATCGTTTGTTAGGCGCTTTTTGAGAATGTATAAATGTAAAGAAG